TGAGTGTGCGGTTTATTGACTGCTGAGAATGGAAATAACTTCTTCCTCAGAATCTGCATTCGCAATGCGATTTAGCAAGTCATCAGATGAAGCAGGTGTTTCAGCACCAGTTAGAACAGCATCCATTTTCTTCATAGAAGAGATATCTTCTTGATTAACCTTTGACTTTTCACTTGGAGTATATCCGAAAACATCTCCATTATTGTCAAGCCAGGCACTAATAGCATCTTCAGATGCCTCGATATCTGTTGGAATAAACTGCGCTATCTTTGGGCTAACACCCTTGGATGCAAGTACATCCTTTAAGATCCGCTCTTTTTGGGCTTTAGTGATTTCACTATAAGAAGTTTCTAGTTCCTTGTTTTTACGTTGTTCGACTTTTAAAGCCTTACGTAGTTTTTTAACAAGGTCTGTATCCGACTCGTAGACATTAGTAGTCTCTTCGTCTTCATCTTCATCTGCCCAGTAGTTGTCGCGGTTTTCGCTCATAGCGATTCTCCCTTTATAGTAGTATTCGCACACCTCAATGTCAGACGGGGATCTGGATTGGCTTGTACTCTCGGTCTTGTACGCCCCCTGGGGCCGATTGATCCAGGTAGGGATTCTTTATATGAGTCCTAAGACTCCAGGAGTTTTCAACGATGTAGTCGTTGTTCCCGATGTTGCTTGGAATGCTCTTTGGTTCTGCTCTGCTAAACGCTTGCGTCTTTCAGATTCAGTTCCTAAAAATTCTTCTCCGAGTAAACTGTTTTGAATGCCACCCTTGAGTGCAGCGTTACTTTCAACAGTGCCACCAGCCTTCTCATAAATACCTGCGTACTTAGTAAGAGGATCAATTATTTGTGAAATATTTTCAAACCCAGTAGCAGCAAGTTGTGAAATCTGTCCCTCTGAGTAACCCTTAGCAGCAAGAGTTGCTGTAAGTTGCTTGAACCCAGCCAACTGAGCCTCTGTTGCAACTACTCCAGCCTTTTCACGGCGAAGTGCTTCTGCGGTAAATACACCAGTCTGACGGTTAATTTCTAACTGTTCTTTACCGATCTTTGAATCCATGTAGAAATCTATAAGATTTGCTGATGTGCCAATAAAGCCCTGCTTGCGAAGTGCTTCAACTTGGAAAGGATCTGTCTCTATTGAGCGAACAGCGCTCATGTTTGCACGCTCTGCAAGGTCTGCAACAGTTACATTGTTCTTGACATAACCCTTTAATGAGTCTGAACTGAGAAATTTCTCGCTCATTTTGTAGGTATCTACAACGCCTTTATATCCCTCAACCGCACCGTAGAGTTCACGTGCTGATTTAGGATTAACAAGTCCCTCATTAAGATATCCATACGCAGTATAGAATGGGGAGGTAATTGTTGTTCCATCGCTAAAAGAATATTCTTTAGCGTTTAAGAATACCTCAACTGCGTTGTCATAGTCTAGATTTTCCTCAACAAGTAGTTTTTGTAGATACGTTGAAGATGCATCAATAAGTGCAGCATTAAATCCTTGACCTTTTAATAAAGCCTTCAGAACTGTAATATTAGTTGTTCTTGTATCTGTTACAGGAGCATAGACTGGAGCAGGTACGCCACCAATCATTGCATTATATTTTTCATAATCTGAGAGTGCTGCTGTATATATATTACTTTGTTCTATTGCAAATTGTTTTTGGTCTGGAGTAATTCGGTAATCTACCGAAGCAGCGGTTGCTGCTGATTTTGCATCTTTAAAGAGTTTGTCAACTACTTTTTGTGGTGCTTTAGACTCTAATGCCTCACGCACTTGTTGAACTGCTTTGTTAAGTGCGCCAATGCCAGAAACGGCTTGCTTAAGTATTGGTTGACGAGCAGCATTTGCTGCATCGGCTTTTGCTTGGGCTGCAGCCGCATTTTGTCGGGCAACTTCATTTCTTGCCTGAGCAGCATTAATTTCTGCTTGGTTGATAATCTTCGGTTCCGTAGCCATTTACTACCCCAATGCATTCTTAAGTGACTGAGCAAGATTTATTGAGTCATTAATTGCTACAGATGTCTTGCCATATTCAGGACGAGACTTGATAAACTTACTGAGTTCAAAGTCATTAGGCATTCTAAACTTACCGTCTTCGCCCTTGAAGTTAAAGATTTCCTTTGCGATATCACTATCGATTGTAATCTCTTTTTCAAGGGCACTAGATAGGGTTGCTAGCACTGGAGATATATACTTAGAAGCATTCTCTCCTGGCTTAATGACAGAACTTAGACTGTTAAAACGGGTAAGTGCACTATTTTGTATATCAGAATAGTACTGACTTAATAATTCTGTTTGAACCTTTTCATCTGGAGTTCCGATCACATCAGTGATTATATTAGAGACAGAGGCAAATGAAGGCGGAGTTGTATAGTTAGCCTTATGTAAGTCAACAATAGCATCATAGATACTTTTTGCTGCACCACCAACATCACCTTTACTGAAGTCTGTTCCAGGGTAATTCTCCGCTAGGAAGTTAGCAAGGAACTGCTTTTGTTCTTCTACAGTAAATCCTTCAGCCTGTGATGTAGAAACGCCAGTGCTTACTGTTGTGTATTGCTTTTGTCCGCTTTGATTTACGGCAATCTTAGAATAAACTAAGTTGCCAAACTTGTCTTTCTTCTGCTCACCTGTTGCTTTGTCCATGACAGGCGCGCTTTTCTTATCGTAGACAGGAGCAAACTCTGTCTTAGTTGATGTAGTAGTAGGCTTATCCTGGTTTAGAACATTAGCATTCCAACTATCTTGGAACTTCTTGTCAAGTTCTGCTGATGGATATGAGCCATAGGCTGCAAAGTAAGAATCGCTGTAATACTGGCGAGCATCGCCTAAATCCTTGTACTGCAGTGCAGTCTGAATCTGCTTGGTGTATTTAGTAGTAGTATCCTGTTGCTTAGGACCCTTTGCTACAAGTGTTGAGTTGTAATCTTCAAGGTAGGTCAGTGGGTCTTTGTTAGAAGCATATGCAAGGGCAATAACAGTATCTAATCCTGATGCATCTCCAGGACCAATCATTCCACCCTTGGTTGGTGTTGTAGCCTTAGAGAAGCCACCACGACGCATAAGTGTCTGCAAGTACTCTAATTGAGTGCCATCAAATCCTGCTGGTCCTGCCTGCATGCTTAGGCTGCGATTAAGTTCCTGTAGGTACTTTGCTTTTTGAACAGGGTTAGTTGTCTCTAGAAAGGATAGAAATGGATCTGTTGTCGAATAAACATCAGCACCAATACCTAAGCCTGAACCCATTTGAGCAAAAGCAGTAGTGCGTTGCGCCTCGGCGGCTCGTGCACGCATTTCGCCTGGTGATTCAGCCATTACTTAGTCTCCTTTAAGATTCCAGCGAAAACTCCGTAGTACATACGAGAGAACTCAGGATTGTCTGTCATTAATTGTTCACCAAGTGCAACAAGTTCGTTACGCATTAGAGTAGCAACGCCACCCTTTGATGATAGTTCTGCATAGTTACTTACTTTAATTTCATTTAGTAAGTCTTTAAACTGTCTAAACTTAGGATAGAAAGTACTGATTTGGTCATAGACTGGTGATGCTCTAAAGGCATCATCTTCTAATGCTCGTTCAATTGTTGCTACCTTTTCGTCACTGACACCAGTAACAATGGCATCTGCTGGCTTAGCGCCACCAAATTCCTTGTTTAGAATAGCAATCTGTTCGTTGTACCAAATGTTTGTATAACGACCAGCAATTTGCTTCTCTGCTATCTGGCTCTTGAGCATTGAATATACCAAGCCCTCTGCCTCTGCTGATATTTCAGCGGTAGATAAAGCACGACGAGAACCTGTCTTTTTCTGCCAGTTGTAGTACTTGATTGAGTACTCTCCACCTGGGAAGAACAGTGGCATTACATCCCCTGGACCAGTAGCATACTTATCAACTGCATCAGGGTTATTGTTTAAGAATGTCCATGCATCATCTGTACCACGTATACCTGATGTGCTACCGCTAACGGCAACAAGTAGGTTTTCTACACCAAATGTGTTTGCAAATTGCACAACAGAAGCATTGTAATCCCCAGGATTTTTTTCTTGAATTTTTTCCCAGTTATCATAAAGCATTGTCATTGTCATGAAGTTCATCTTGTTTTCAGGATTCTTAATCTTAACAAGGATTTCATTCATTGGTGTTGATGGTGATATGCTCTGGAATAGACCACCCAGAATATTTATTGCCTTAGCAAGACCTTCTGCATCATTGAATAGTCGATTACGCTCAGAGTCACTAGCAAGCGGATTATCTCCATACTTGCCAGTAGATGCTAGGTAGGATGCCCAGTCTTTTACTCCACGTTGCGTAGCAGCATCGTTACTGAAAAGTGCTGTTGATGACTTCTTCAACCATGAAGGAAATACGATATCGCCTAATGTCTTAGGCTCGCCAAATGGTGTTAAGATATCACGCAAGATATCATCAACTGGTCCAAATGCACCGATTCTTCCAGTCAAGTTGTAAGCAGCAACCATTGCAGGTCCAAACCCTGGAACAAGTGGGCTTACAGCACCAAATGCAAGGTTAAGAGACTGTACTGGTGATTCTATTTGTAAGGCATTCTTCATGTCAAGATTACGACCAGCAAGAGCGCCGATGACGCTACCAGCAAGTGGCATCTTAAACTTCAGATCCTGTGAGTTTTCATCACGATATAGGAATCCTTGGTTGTCATCATATGTCATGCCAGTAACATCGTAAATTACGTTTGTACCCTCTTTAGTGAGAGAATCAAATGCTTTACCAAATTTATATATTGGAAGTGGATTAGACCAAGTAAGTTCTGCCCATTTTCCAATGGTGTTGTACTGTGCTTGAGCGAAAGGTGCTACTAAACGAGCCGCATTAGCCCATTGCTTTTGCTTTGCTGCATCGTAGAACAAATTCTTGACATAGTTAGAAGCATCTGCTGCAGCCATTGAGTCGAGTGTCTTAAGTGTTGCGCCACCCTCGTGAACATAATTAGGGTTATCAAGACGCTTCTTAAGTGTCTTTTCAATAGTGCGAAGTCCTGATGGCTTACGACCAATAATCTTACGACCACCGATTGCTGTAGGAGCAAGTGCTTTCTGAGCATTTCTTTGTAGAGTCTTCAACTCTGCAGTTGGTAGCATATCTGCGTACCCTGCGATAAAGTCCCAATATGCAGCATCGAACTCAGGACCAAAGTTAGCCTTGCTTTCAACACGGGCTGCAACATCAAAGAACCAGTCTGTGAACTTTCTAGCCTGTGAAAGCCCTGGACCGCCACCCATTTTTTCAATAACATTAGTTGCTCTAGAACCAGCCATCTGTTCTGGCTTGAATACTGAAGCAACTTGCTTTGTAAAGGATTGCTCTGCAGCAATAACCTGTTCAGTAGTTAAGCCTTGTTGGCGATAAGGTGTTCTTAATTTAATAACTTTACCGCTAGCATTTGCAACAAGTGCTTCTCCGTTTTGGATTAAATCCAATACAACGCTTCTTTGAGCACCTTGTCCAGCAAGAAGGTTTAATTGACCAGCAACGCTGTCACCTTGTGCTTCATCAAACAACCAAGTCATTATGTTTTCGCGGTTCATGTTTGCTTTTACAACTCCGCCACCAGTTTCTTTACCTGGGTTAAGGAGTAGAATCTCACGCATACCATCGTTATCTTCATAGATAGCAGATGCGAACTCACGCAGTTTGTTATTTGGCTCATCAAATGTATTGATTAAATTATCTACATACTCTGCTTTAGCCGTAGGAGTTCCCTTTTTAAGAACTGCTATAACATCAGGTATGAATTTATCTGCTGAGAATTGATTAATTGTATAAGACAAGGCTGTTAGATAGTCAGGGTGTCCTGCTTCTACAACCTCGTAGGCTTTAAATATGTTTAAACTACGTCCTGCTTTACCGTAGTCAGCAGTTGATGATGAACGGTTAGTGATTGCTTGGCGGGCAATTACTGACTTTGAAAACTCAATTTCTGCATCTGTTGACTTCATTAAATCGCCTAATGCATTTACGCTGTACTTAGAACGACCTACAAGAGCCTTCTGGAAGGCATTACCTTCTGGATTCGCAATCATCATTGAGATGAATGCAATAGGGCTATTGAATAAACTGTTATGTCCAGAGAAGAACTGACGCATTTGCATTTCTGCAACGTTGCGTAGAATGTAAGATACACGACCAACTAACTGTGCTGTACGCCACAAGTCACCAGCCTCTTCAAGGAGAACCTTGGTAGACTTAGCCTTACCATAAAGCGGAAGATTAGTTTTATATCCAACTACGGCTGCATTGAAAGCACGTGTATCTGGAAGGTTAATAACATCTTGTGCTAGTTGTGCTTCAAGGATACCCTTTTCAAGGCGGACAGATTTACCACCAGCAACAATAAGACCAGCACCTTTATTGCCAAGTACGTTATCTAGTGAATAACTCTTGATAATGGCATCGTCTTTACTGTTAACTTTAGCAACCTTTTTAAGTTCTAAAATATCATCTGCTGTAAGATTTAAAGTCTTGCCAACTTCTTCAATTATGTTTCCGATACCATTAGATACGGCAGCAGCACGCTCTGCGTTTGTAGTAGCAGCAAAGATAGCCTTTTGAGTAGATGCAATAATAGTTTCTTGAGCACCCTTTGGAAGGATACGCTTTAGCCCAGAAGAACTAATCCAGTCCTCTACGCCATTGTTTAAGCCAGTAAGGTCGTTTAGATTAAGTGCTGTTGAGCGAATATAGAATCGACCAAGTGACTTGTTAATGTTCTCAGCATATCTAATAGCGTTCATATTGACGCCAGGAACCATACGAGCAACAGGATTAGTAGCAATCTTTGCACCAACAGATAGACCTTGCTTTATAGCAAGAGGATCTCCACCTGCTTTAAACTGATTAAGGAATGCCTTGAATACTTCATCCTTATTAGTTGCTTGAGTAAGTTCCATAATTAGATTATCATCTAACTTACGGCCAAATAGACGTCTTAGGCGAACTGGGTCAGTCTCTTTTGCGATTAACTCAGCAATAGGTTCAAACTGACGACCAAGAATAAACTTCAATGGCTTGGAGAAATCAGTACCAATATCACCCATGAAGTTATCAGTTATGCCAATTTGAGCACGAATTGATTCTTTAAAGACATTGTTATTGGCAATATCAAGTTCAAGTTCAAGAAGTTTCTTGATACCAACATTGTTTGGATCTTGGATAAGTTCTTTGAGAATGTCTGGGTCCTGGTTTGCTTTCTGTTGAAGCATTTTAAACCAGTTTTCTTTATCCTCTAAATCAATCTGCTTATTAACAAGGTCATCTAACTCGTTCTGACGAGCAGCAAGAGAAGTTTTAGAGTCAGAAATTGACTCCATCAACTTGAGCATGTTTGGACCTAAGTCAGTTGGATCAACAATTTCTGCTGCAGCATTACCAATTTCAGCACGTGTGGCTGCAATTTTAGTACGATTAGTAACTACAACTCCACCAGTCTCGCCATAGATAGAACGGACGTTTGTAAAGCCGTCAACTTTCCATATCTTTTCAACTAGGCTAGCGATTTTGCTCATTACAATAGGATTATTCTTAAGAGCAACTTCACCAATAAGAGTTCCTAGGCTTTTGCCAGCAACTAACTCATCTCCTACACCAAAAAGAGAGCCAATAAACCCATCTAGGTTTGCTGCTTCTTCACGTAGTGATGTAGATAGTTCGTTATATACTTTAAATTCTGGTTCATTTGCGTTTTTGCCTAGTTTATCTAGTGCATCTGCTAATTTTCCGCGGAGAGTGCTCTCATTAACGCGGATATTATCTGGTGCGTTGACAAATGTATCTGACATATCAAGAAGATTTAACTTCTTAGTAGAGTTAGCAGTTACTGCGTACTCATCTAGACCATGTGCTCCAGCGCTTACGACGCCATACTGAGGAACTTCATCAAGTATAACGTAACCATCAAAGAATCCACCAGTATTCTTCATGTCTGCGCCTAGACGACTTACTGCCTCGCTCAATTCACCTGTTTGAGTCTTAGGATTATTAAGAAACCAGTTAGCAATTGACTTAGGTGACAGAGTTGATTTAACTGTAGAGTCCGCAGCCTCAAGAGCAAAGTACTGTTTCTCAGAGTCAAGCAGTTTTTGAACAGTGCCAATCTGAGCCTTATTGATTTTTGATTCTACAGCAAGAATCTCTTGTTCTTTTTTCTTAACCTGAGTTGCGTAGCGCTTGTATTGGCTAGAAATTTTCTTGCTTTGCTTATCAACTAGAATCTGTCCAGTTTTTTCAAGTTCATCGATAGACTCTTTTGCTGCAGCATCAAAGCCAGACTTAGTTACGCTTGCAAGTTCATTGGTAAACTGAGTGACCTTTTTACCTTGAGAGACAATCTTAGTGACTGCGCCAGGTCCAAACCATGTTGATGGGTCAGTAGCAACGTTAAGAGTTGCATCAAGAATACCGCTCATTACATTGTAGGCATTACTTTCAGGATTCATTCCTATGCCATTAAATATTCCGCGACCTATTGTAAAGGACTTACCATTGACAAGTCCATACTCAGCCATTGAACGAGCCTGTGCTTTACCAACTTTGCTTTGAGGTGTGATGAAGAAGCCTTCACCTTGTCCCTTGAGACCACCAGTAAGAGATGCTCCACCACGAATTGCTTGACCAAATAGGGTAGTTTCACCAAATGGTATTAAATCGCTAACAATTTTACCAGCACTAATATCTTCACCGCGTGATAGAGCGGTAATATTGCGCGCTGTTGTTGTCAATGCATCGTATGGAGAGCGTAATGCTGCAAAAGTTAAACGTGTAGCACCTTTGAATGGGTCATAAATAATCTCATCAAATGCATTTTGAATAGATCCGAGAATACCGCGTTTAGGCTCAACCTTTTTCTTGATTTTATCAACAGTAAAAGCATCAGTCTTAAGTGCTGCAAGCCCATCCATTGATGTGATTTTATCAAGACCAGGTGTATTAACATTATAACCTTGGCGAACCATCGCTATAACCAAGTCTTTTGACATGCCAGGATACTTGTTTGAGATAGCGTTAAAGTTACCAAATGCTTCTGGAGTTATGCTACCCATCTGTGCATCAATAAGACGCTGCGCAGGAGACTGGCGAGTTGCAATGGATTTAGCAATAACATCTTTAATGTCTGCCATTAATCGGCTTCCATCTCGTTGTATGCTTCTACCATCATCATCAATTGACGAGACTCAGGATTTGATGCAGCCAAAGCACGAACGAAGATGGAGTCAGGATTTGGTGTAGTTACAGGAATTGGTAGTGCGCTAGCGTCACGTCCAGGTCCAATTCTGGAACCATCAGAAAGAGGATTAACATCTCCTGTACCAGGAGCAAATGCATTTGTATTAGGTGGTGTTGATTTAATAGCACCAACAGGCATGCCAGATGGCATAGGAGTAGATACTTCTGTGGATGCTCCACCAGCAATACTGGTTAAGTCTGCACGGTTTGAGTATGTTCCACCGCTTGCATTTTGAATCTTTGCTTCACGTTGAATCTTTGATACACGAGAAGAGACGTTTTTATCTGTACGCTTTGCATCGGCGCCTACGCCTGAAACCACTTCGTTAACAGCCATTAGTCGTCCTCTTCTTCATCTTCTAAATGTTGTAGTATATCTCTTTTAGTTGGTTTTTCTTGTAACCAATCAGGATATGCTTGTTTCGCTGATAGTATCCATAGAGCATTATAAGTAGTAAAACCTGCTCTGCGCAATGACTTATAGAACTCATGCAACTCAATTGCATATTGATCTAACTTAGAATAATCTTCATTAGCAACAGTCTTCACCTTTGCAGGTTGTTGTTTACGTGTTGCCATGATTTATCCCCCTAGTCCTGCTAACATTGTTGCTAAATCTGCTGGTGCTCCTTGTTGTTGAATGGCCCCGCCAGAAGGTTGTCCAGGAACTGCTGGGGACGGGGGCGCCTGTTCAACTGGGCCTTGTGTGCCTGGCGGAGCCATTTCTGGCTGTGCTGGCTGTTCAGGTGTTTCCACCTTAAACACTGCCAACGCAGCAGACTCGATGCTATCCCCTTTACGACGACGCTCAATGACGTCAGCAATATTCTGGATAAGTTTAGATGGGTCTTGACCTTGAGCAACCATGGCTGGCACTGCTTGTGCACTTGCTGTGATTGCTGCTGTGAGGTTCTCACGCATCTTTTCGATTTCAATTCTTTGTTCTTCCATTGTAACGTTAACAGCCCAAGGCAGTTCACGACGAATGAAGTCTTTTGATACTAAGTCTGCACCTAGTGCTTGTAATGAGAAAATCAGAGCACGCGAAGGATCTAATCCAGCCATCAAGCCATATCGGACTTCTACCGAAGTATCGCCCTTAATGTCCTTGCTTGGCATGTACTTTAACTCGTACGGTGTACCTTGCGCTACGCCTCTGACGCTCTTCTTTGTATCGAAAAGGAGTTCATCCATTTCAAAACATAACTTGATAACATCTTCTAGAACCTCAGCAATAACTGTTTGACCAGCCTTGATCTGAGAGTCAAATGCACCAAGTAGTGCCTGAACACCCTGACCAGTGATAACACTAGCGTCAATGTTTCCAGTTCTACCTTCAGGATATCGAGCACCAAGTCTTAATTCTGATTGGAGTGCTGATTGCTCCTGGAAA